TGAATATATACTAGTAGCAAAATGTAATGAAAATTTATATTTATATAAAGATCTATTATACGGATACAAAGAAACATTTACAAAATTTGGTTTAGGATTAATAACAGAAAGAGAAAACATGATAATTACAGCAAGAAAAAATGGAAATACAAAGATATAGTTGAGGTGAGTACAAATGAACATATATGGAATATACGATACAGAAAACAATGAACAATGCATAAGAGTGGGAACATTACAAGAAATAGTAAAATTTTTAAATTTAACAGCAAGAGAAATGAGTATAGTAGTAAAGAAGAATAGAACAATAAGAAAACACTATAAAGTATATTATTTATTTAAAGAGGAGGTACACTAATGAGTAAATACATAAAAGAAGATATTGAAAAAATGCTAAGAAATCATAAGAAAGATGAAGCAAAACTAACAGAAGTTCAGCTAAAGAAAGAAGAGTATCAAGAACAGCTATATTATGCTGGGACAGTGAATGAAGATACTGAAAGAGAAGTAATAGAGAATATGCAAATAGCTGGACAAGTGTATGATAGAATACATAGTAATACAAATAATATATCTGATAAAGTGTCAAATACAGCAATGAATTATAAAAAAGAATTAAATCATATAAACAAATTTGATAGAGATTATTTAAGTTCAAAAATAATAGAATGTGAAGCAGAAGAAAATATATTAAATAAAAAAATCGTAAGAGTAAAAAATTTGCTAACAATACTTAGTGAAAAACAACGATTTGTAATTAGTGAATTTTATATAAATAGTGAAAAAGGAGATTGGAAAAGAGTTGCAAAAGAGTACGAAAATCAATTTCCAAGATATTTATCAGTAAAGCAATTACAAAATATAAGGGATGTAGCTTTAAAAGATATGTTAGAGGTACTAAATACATAATTTCGCAAAAACTTCGCTAAAATTTCGCAAAAATTGTATTTAAAAGTTCGCTTCTGATGTAGTATAATTATAATAGAAAAATTATAAAAAGTCGCAGATGGAAATATCAAATTCAATGCGGCAATAATAAAAGTTTCCCTTTTATTTATTTAATATCAAAGAAGAATAGATGTTTTAAATGTCTATTCTTTTTATTATGTTAGGAAAGAAGGAATAAAAATGAATTTTGGAAAAGCGATACAATTATTAAGAGAAGGAAAAAGAGTACAAAGACAAGGTTGGAATGGTAAAGGACAATATATAGAACTTGCAACTTGTATAAGTTATAAAAACACTAACAATGAAATAATAAATGCTGAACATGATGCAATAGGAAATAAAGCAATAGCATTTGTAGGAACATCAGGAGTTCAATTAGGTTGGTTAGCCAGTCAAGCCGACATGTTAGCAGAAGACTGGAAATTAGTGGATTAGTTATTACCAGTATGCTAGGTAACTGATAATAGAATCCTTGTAGGATAAAAAATCAAAGTTGATGGTATAGAACTTTCCTAGCAAGTTCTAATTAATATTTATAAGTTGTATGCAGGATATAAAAAAGAAACTCTCCAAATTGGTTGAGTAATAAGTAGTAATAGAAGTTTTACAAGGAGAGCAAAAAGCTATTACAAATGTATGCAGAATTGCAAACGTAAGACGTACATTCCCATTATATCTTGCATAGAGGTTATAAATAAAATTCTGTAGAAACAGGGGGTTGTAAATCTGAGGAAATACAACTCTTTATATCTTATATAAAGTTTATAAAATAATATGTAGTGATATAAAAAAATGGTTCAACTCCTGAAATTTTTTATTTGTTCGGTAACAAATATACTCTTGACTGGTAAAAGAGGGCGAAGGAAAAACGCAATGTATGTTGGTTCGAGTCCAACTTTATATCATTACATAGTGTTTTATAAATAAAAAAGAAGGAGTACATATGACTAATCAAGAAAGAATAGAAAAATATAAAAAAGAGTATTGTACAAGATGTAAAAATAAGAACAAAAATGATTGTGAAATAAGAATATTTAAAAACAATAATATAGTATGTACAAAGTGTGTGTATTATGAGAGACAAGATTAACTATGCAAATTGCATGCAAAGAAAATGTGAACAATGTAGATACTATGATTATTGTTTTAGATATAGACCCAAAAGAAGAAAAAACATTAAAGATAAAACAAAGAAGGTGATTAGATGGCAAATGAAGGAAATTTGAAACCAATTCGAACCAAGAGCGAAGCGAGAGAAAAAGGAAAAAAAGGTGGAAAAAAATCAGGAGAAGTAAGAGCACAAAGAAAAACATTAAGAGAAGAACTGATAGCATTACTAGAAACAAAAATAGAAGATAAAACAATACAAGAAAAGATAAGTTTTTCACTTATTCAAGAAGCAATAAGTGGAAATGTAAAAGCATTTGAGACTATAAGAGATACAATAGGAGAAAAACCAATAGAGCAAATACAAAATATTAATCCACCAGTAATAAATATAGAGAGACCAAAAGATGATTAATCCATACAATATAATAGCAAAACACTTTTGGGATTTGCTTGATGATTGTTTATCAAATAAACATACTCATTACTGGTTAAAACGGTGGAAGAGGAAGCACAAAATCTAGTTTTATTGGTATAACAATTCCTTTAATGATGATGATAGATGCACAAAATGGAACATATTCAAATGCAGTAGCAATGAGAAAAGTTGGAGATACATTAGCAGATAGTGTATATACTCAAATCCTATGGGGAATAGAACAATTAGGAGTATCAGAATATTGGGAAGCAAAAGTAAGCCCTCTAAGATTGACTTATAAGCCGACAGGACAGCAAATATTGTTTAGAAGTTGTAATAATAAAGATGATTACAGAAAAATTAAATCAACAAAATTTAAAAAAGGTTTTTGCAAATATCTTTGGTTTGAAGAACTAGATGAGTTTTTTGGAATGGAAGAAATAAGAAGTATAATACAATCACTACTTCGCGGTCGGAAATGGCTACGAAGTTTTTTATTCTTACAATCCGCCTAAGATGATTGCTAGTTGGGTAAATGCAGAAGTAATAGTTATAAGACCAGATAGATTAGTACATAGTTCTACATATTTAGATGTACCAGTTGAATGGTTAGGAGAACAATTCATAATAGAAGCGGAAGAACTAAAAAAGACAAATGAATTAGCATACAGGAATGAGTATTTAGGAGAGCCAACAGGAACTGGAGGAGCAGTATTTACAAATATAACATTAAGGAAAATAACTGATGAAGAAATATTACACTTTGATAATATAGCAGATGGTATAGATTTTGGATATGCGGTAGACCCAGCTTGTTATGGTCAAAATCATTTAGATAAAACAAGAAGAAAGCTATATATATTTAATGAAATTTACAAAGTAGGCATATCAAATAAAAAATTACATGATGAAATAATAAAAGTAAAAATTGGAAGAAGTGAAATTACGGCAGATAGTGCAGAACCCAAAAGTATTGATGAAATGAATAGTTATAGTGGACTACGAATAGTAGGAGCTAAGAAAGGACCTGATAGCATTGATTTTGGTGTTAGATGGTTACAAAATTTAGTTGAAATAATAATAGACCCAGAGAGATGTCCTAATACTGCAAGAGAATTTAGTACATATGAATACGAAAAAGATAAATATGGTAATTTTAAAAGCAAATATCCAGATGCTAATAACCATAGTATTGATATGACAAGATATAGCAGAGAAAAAGAATATAATTTTAAAAAATTACAATTTGGTTATAACAATATAATGTAAAGGAGAAAAATAATGAGTTTTGTAGAAAAAATACAATATAAAGATGATTTTTTAAGTGAAAAAAATATAAATCAAAACATAAGCATATTATGGGGAAAAGCATTGCCAATATTTATGCATAGAAAATATTTACAGGATAGATTTACAAGGAAATATGATAAAAAAGATGTTGTTGTTGCACTTGAATATTATATAAGTATTATTGCAAGTGGATATTTTGGAGGAAAAGAGCCTCAATTTAAAGTTAAGAACATAAATGAAACTCAAAAAGGAATTTTAAATAGAATATTTAAAAGGATTTTTGGAGAGAAGAATGATCCAGAAGACTATCAAGCTATTATTGATTATATTGCAAAATATAATGACAATGGTAGCTTTTTTTATGACTGTGTACTTGATTATATTACAACTGGAGCATGTTATGGACTGGTGTATGAAAATAAGAGTAACGAAGAAGTATATGCCAATGTTTCAAGCTTGAATACAGTAGCTATATGGAACTACCAAGCACAAAAGTAGGATTATTAAGGTGTTGGTACGAAAATACAACAACAGGTGGAATTGAAACACATTTAGAAATAATAACAAAAGACTATAAAAAGCAATTTGTTGATGGAATAGAAAAACAGACTATTACCGAGAGCTCTGAATATAAGTTTGAAGAGGTGGATGGTAGCAATAAACCAGTAAGATGGACTGATTTGCCTTGTTTTGCAGTAGAAAATCCTTATGGAATGTCATTTTTTGAAAATGTTATAACTTTAATAAACAAAAATGAAAAAGTAATAGAAAATAATGCTAATATTTTTGATTATAATGATAATGCAAAATTAAAAGTAACAGGATTTTCTCCAATAAACGATCCTTTAATACCATTAGTAAATGACAAAGGAGAAGAACAAAAAGATAAGAATGGAAATATAATAATGACTAAAAATCCTGCAAGAGTACAAGAAGATGAGGCTGTTTTAAATGCAAAAGTATTTTATACTCCAGATAAAGATGGAGACATAGATTGGATAATAAAGGATATAAATGATACTGCATCAGAAAATCATAAAAAAACATGCTTAGATATGGCACTTATGATTTCTGGAGTGCCAAATGTAACTGATCAAGGTTTTACAAATGCAGACAATGCAGCAGCCTTAGAAAAGAAGTTTTTCCCTTTAGAACAAGTGTTACAACAAGCACATCATTTATTTAGAAAAGAATACTTAAGGATGTGGGAGATGATAACAGCAAGAATAAATCTAAAGAAAGGTAAAAAATATGATTTTAGAGATATAGATGTTATATTAATACGTAATTTACCTACAGATACAGAAAGTCTTACAAATGTTTGGTTAAAGTTAAGAGGATTAGTAAGTGACAAATCAATTATAAGTCATTTACCATTTGGACTTGATGCAGAATCAGAACTTGCTGAAATGGACAAGCAGAATCAAGAAAATATACAGAAAAATCTAGAGCAAATGTCTATGATGGGACAAACAGGGGTAAACCAAGATAACAAAGAAAACAATCAAGATAATAAAGTAACATATTTGACAGAACAACAGAAAGCACAGAAATTAACGGCAGACAATAAGAAAGAACAAGCAAAAGTAGTTAATAAGCAAATTAATAAAGAATAGAGGAGCTTTATATGTGGAAACAACATGATAATTATATGAAACAATTACAACAACTATATAATAAAACATCAAAACAAACACAGAACAGACTTCAGGGAATCTTTGATACATTTAACTTCACAACAGATAATATCTATAATATATCAGATAGTAAGACTAAAAAAAGAATAAATACATATATAGAACAATGGAAAGAACAAGGATTATTAAAAAATAACAACTATTTTACATCATTAGCAAATAATATTTATAGAAGAATAAGAGTAAAGAATAGTGAAATATTAGAATTATTGATTTATAGTGCATATATAGAAGAACAAAGCAAACTTGAAGAACCAGAAAAACAAATAATGTATGAAGATGCAAATTATTATTATCAAGAAGGCATAAAAGAAGTCGATAAAAAGAAAAAGTCATCAGTAATTCCAATGGCTTTATTTCTTGCATTATTAGACCAACCAAATTATAGTGGAATTAATTGGAATCAATATATTGAAGCAACAATGCAATATAATGCACAACAAATATACAAACAAGCAATTTTAAATATACAGCAGCAGAAAAACTTAGAAATTGATTCTAGTGAGTTTCAAGTAATAATAAATAGACAAAACAATCAGAAACTTAATATAAATAATGATAAAATATCAGGTGCAACAGACTTGCAAATGATTGGATTGAATAATCTAGCAAAAGTAGAAGGAATAAGATCAAATGCAAATGATAATGCACAAGTAGAATTTTGGGCAGTAACTGATGAACATAGTACAGAAATGTGTCAATCAATGAATATGATGCGATTTTATATAAATAAAGAAAATAAATTTGATAGGTATTGGGGAAATAGCAAAAAAGATATTAAACTTATGCCAGTTAGGGTAAAAGGTTTAGTACCTGGTATTAATTTACCTCCAATTATGTATTATTGGCATTGGTGCAGGAGTACTATAAGATATGTGTCACCAGTTGAAAAACAAGAAAAAACAGAGTATAATAATGTTGATTATATAAGAAAAAACAATTATACTAATAGCAAAAATCTAGATAGCAATATAAAGAAAGCAATAAAAAGGTTGCCAAGAAAAATTCAAAAAATTATAAATGATACGACCTTTGAAGTATCAAAAAATAATAGTTATTATGATAGAAAAAATAATATAATACATTTATTAAATGATAGTAACGAATATGAAATATTACATGAAATTGGACATGTGATAGAAACAAAACTAGATTTATTACATGATAAAAAATACATAGAAATACAACAAAATGGGTTAAATATTAAAGAAATACATACAGACAATATAAAAGGATATGGAAAGGAAAATGAGTTCTGGTTAGATGGAAATAAATTTATTTCAGAGTATCAAAGAAGAGTGTATGAACAAGATATAGATGGAAATTATAAATTGAATTATTTAGACTTTAGATTTAATCCTAAAACTTTAGGAGAATATTTTTCAGAAGGATTTAGATGCTATTTTGAAGAAAATAAGTTATTAAAAAGAAGAG